ATTGGGATACTGGCGCCGCTGAAGCGCAAACGCTGGACGGCGACTCAGGGAGCGTGAAGGGTGAGGGCGGCGAAGGCTACGGAACAGGAACAACGCCCGATGAATTACCTCCGTCGGACGCGGCGGCCGTGGCAAGGGTCGGCGGGTCCTTCCGCGGGGGTGCCCCGCGGGCCGGGGGCCTTCCCATCTGGGCACTTTTTTACACACAACGCGTGAAATCGGGAGTAAGTAAGCAATAGCAATGGCTAGGCGTTAGAGCGGCAAGCGATGGAATGGCCAAATCACGGCAACATACACAGGCGGCGGGCTCACGCGGCCAAACCGCGGGCGCAATTCCGGCCGCGCCTGCGGCGCTGTCTGCCGCTGAACAGCTCGCGGTCGAGCAGGACCGGCGCTTGGCGCTCGAGGCCGCCCGGGCCTACCAGGAGGGGCGGGTGCCGACGGCCGCACAACGGGCCGCACTGCGCCGACATGAGCAGCGCAAGGAAACAACACTGCGCTGGCAGTACTATCGGTCGATCCCCCAGAAGGATTGGCGCATCATGTCGGGCAGGCAAGCTAAGGTCATCAACGAGCAGGCGTCGCTATATGGCATCCCCTTCGGCGGGCCGGTCATCGACCTGCCCGCGGTGGTGCGGGCACTGCACGATTTCCTCGCGCGTAACGCTCGCCTGCTGGCCTCTGGGATGGATGACGCCAGCCTATTGTTTGGGCGTTCAACGCCGTCGCTCGAACGGGTTCGCCGGGCGACTGCGGAGCTACGGGAGATCCAGGTGGCACGGGAACGCGGGAACCTGGTCGACCGGGCGTTGGCCCGCGAGTGCCTGCTTCAGCTCGCCGGTATGTTGCGCGCGGCCGGCGAGACATTGCAACGGCGCTATGGGCCTGATGCCCTAGAGATCGTGAACGACATGATCGCGAATTGGGAAAGGTTGGTGGAGGAGCACTTTGGAGCACAGGATTCGAGTATACCTCACGGGACCCATGCGGGGCCTGCCTGAGTGGAATTTCCCGGCATTTGACGCGGCGGCAGAACGGCTGCGTGCCATGGGGTTTGTAGTCTACAATCCAGCAGACATGTCGCGTGCGCAGGGGTTCAGCCCCGATCAGCCATTTGGGCCGGATCAACTTCGCAAGAGCTTGCAGATTGACATTTGGCATCTGCTATATCACTGCGACCGCTTGGCGGCGCTACCGGGCTGGCAGCATTCGGAGGGGGCGCGTATTGAGGTCGCCCTGGCACGAGCGTTGGGCATGCCGGTATTCGCGCTAGATTGTTCAGACCAGCCGCTTGCGGCGAAGACGATGGCGCCCGAGAGCCGGAAATTCTCCGAGGCGATCGTGGTACCGGAAGGTGAACGTTTTGCCGTGCGCGGTCGGGCCGGGCCAGTCTATGGCGAGTTCTTTGACCGCGGCGTGGCGGATGACTATGCGGCCTACCTGAACATGACGCATGGAGGACAGCATGACGCTCGCTGAGATACGGCGATACATGACCTCTTGGCAGCGCGAGCCGGCGGTGGTTCGGCTGGCTAGTGTTAGCCGGGCGGCCTGGCGGGCGCGGCAGATCAGCATCCAGCGAGGCGCAGCGCATTCGCAATATAATCTCTCTCAGCATCTACTGCGGGGGCCGGAGGAGTACGACGATGTCTAGGGTTGTCGCTAGGGCCAACGTTAAAGATATGGCGCTGCTTGCGCTCGTTGCGAGGCAACACCACCCCGAACTACTGGAGGCGAAAGTCAACATCGCGTTTGTGCTCGTGCATCCCAAGTACGACGCCCAAGACATCCCGCAGGGGCCGGCGCTCACGCGCCATGGGCATCCGGTAGCGGGCCGGATCCGGCTGGCTAAACCAGCCGATCGACTGATCGGCAAGTATGACGCGCTATTGGAAGTGGACGCCTTTCGCTGGGAAAAGGCATTGCAGGCGCCTTCTCGCGAGGCGCTGCTGGATCACAAGCTGTCGCACCTGGTGCTGGTGCGGGACGAGTCCGGAGAGATAGAGACCCACGCCGACGGGCGGCCGAAGCTGCGCCTGCGGCCCGATGATTGGGCGGTGACCGGCTTCGCCGCGGTGATCGATCGACATCGCGAGGCAGCGCTCGAATACCAAGCGCTCGAGCTGGTGTGCCGGGGGTGCCAACTGACGTTTGCACAACTGCCGCTTACGGTCCGTGCGGCCGGCAACGGGTAAGGACGCGGTAGGGTACGCCATGAGAGCCCCGGGAACGTCGGACATCGGCCTCCGCGACCAGGCCGCCCAATCCATGGCGGTCGCGCTTGATCCATTGCACAGTGAACTGCGCGCCCTGGCCCGTGAGGCCCGGGCCGCACGCTATCGCACGCGTCGGCAGTGGGCGGAGGACGAGATCGTGCTGCCCCCTGACGGGCCCACGGCTAACGAGCGCTTCAGGTCGAGACGACAACCTTTCACCGGCCTGTTCCTGGATGCAGTCGACAGCGGCCGGTGGACCGAGATCAATATGACCGGCCCCTCGCAGAGCGGGAAAACTCTGACCGGCTCGGTGATCCCAGTGCTCTACCACCTGTTTGAGTTGCGCGAGAACGTGATTTTCGGGCTGCCCGACGAAAATATGGCTGCGGACAAGTGGCGCGAGGTCCTCCTGCCGGCCATAGAGCGCACGCGGTACAAGGACCTGATTCCCAAGTTGGGACAGGGCAGTCGTGGCGGCGACAAATTCGTGGCGATCAAATTCGCCAATGGCGCGACATTGCGCTTTATGACTGGGGGCGGGCGGGACAAACAGCGCGCCGGCTTCACGGCTCGCGTGCTGGTCATCAGCGAGGCCGATGGCATGGACGAGGCCGGCACAACTAGCCGCGAGGCTAACAAGGTTGCGCAGCTCAAGGCCCGCACCAAAGCATTCTCCGCGCGGACCGGTCGGCCGCCGCTGGTCTACTCCGAGTGCACGGTCAGTTGGGACACCGGTTACACCTGGCAGACGCATCAGCGCGGCACATGCACGCGGATCGTCCTGCCCTGCCCGCATTGCGGCCATTGGGTGACGCCGGAACGCGAGCACCTGCGCGGCTGGCAGGACGCGCCGAGCGAGGTCGACGCCTACGAGCAGGCCCATTTCTGCTGTCCGGCCTGCGGCCAAGCGTGGACCGAGGACGCACGCGACCAGGCCAACCGGCGCGCTCTAGAGGCGCACGCACTGCTGCACCGCGGCCAGGAGATTGTGCCGCTCGATGAGTGGCGACGGTCCAATGAGGGCAAGCCGCCGGAACTGGCCGACCCGATCCGGCAGCTAGATGAGCACTGGGGGATCATCGGCCCGTTACCGAAGACGTTCTGTTTTTCGTTGCGATACTCGGCGGTCAACAACATTCTGAAAAGCGCCGGCGACTTCGCGGCCGGTGAGTGGGTCGCGGCCCGCGCCACCGACCAGGAGGCCGCTAATCGCGAGCAGTGCCAGTTCGTCTGGGCGACTCCGCCGCCGCGGCCGGAGGTGGACGTCACGCCGCTGGATCCCCAAATTGTGGGCGCGCGCATGCACAGCGCGCCGCGCGGCTACATACCCGACGAGGCCCGCTGGCTCACGATGGCGATAGACGTAGGTAAATGGGCCCTGCATTGGCTGGGCATTGCGTGGCGCGAGGACGCGACCGGCCACGTATTTGACTACGGGATCGTGGACGTGCACAGCGAGGACCGGTCCGAGCGGGATATCGGTATTGCGGTCCTCATGGCACTGCGTGAGTTTCGCGATCGGGTCGTGCTGCACGGCTGGGCCTCGGCGCGCGGGCCACGCATCCCCGACCAGGTCTGGGTAGACAGCCGGTACCAGGCGCCGGCCGTGTTGGCGTTCTGCCGCGAATCACGCCGGCTGCCGGCGCTTAACCGGGAGTGTTTCCGCCCGACGCTCGGGTTTGGTGCCGGCCAGCAGCGCACGCGGCCTTATATGCGGCCGCGCTCCACTGGCACCACTGTGCTGCGGATCGGCGAGGAATATCATTTTGTCAGACTAAAGGATGAGTTTGTCGTTAGGGTTGAGGTTAATGCCGACTATTGGAAGGAGTGGATCCATCAGCGGCTGAGTACTCCGCTGGGGCAGGCCGGCGCGCTGACCCTGTTTCAGGCGATGCCCGATGAGCACATCAAGCTGAGTCATCATTTGACGGCTGAGGTGCGGCGCGAGCGGTTCGTCGCCGGCAAGGGGCTGGCCGTGACATGGGACCGGGTGCGACGGCAGAACCACTGGCTGGACTGTGCGTATAACGCCGCGGCCGCGGGTCACTTTTGCGGCGCGCGGCTCGTGCCGGATGCGGCGGCACTGGCCGCGCCTGTCGCGCCTCCGCCACCGCGCACGCTGCGGATGCCCGACGGCCGGCCATTTTTGATTACGGAGCGTTAAGTGAGACTGGGCGGGCTAGGCTGGCAGCGGTGTTGCAAACCGCCGGCCAATTGGCGTGAACTACGGTGCTCGCCGTTCTGCGAGCATGGGCGTACCGGCATGGAGTACGCCTATTCGACGCCCAACGGGATCCGCCACTACCGCCGCTACGGCGAGGGGCGGCGAGCATACTGGACCAAGCTGGTACGCGAGATATTGTGGATCAACACGGAAAGGACGCCGAAATGAGCCGGTACCGACGCGTTAGGACGAAGGACGAAAACGGGCTTCGCACTGCATCCGAACTCATCTGTCTGGAGGTGCCATACCAGGACGGCGAGCCGCCGGGCTACGCCACCCGGCGTATAGATATGCACATGACTCCGGCCGAGGCGCTGACCATGGACCGGGTGCTCGAGGCACTGAGGGGCCGGGCACTGCCGAACACGGATCGATTAGTGCAGTCGCCCGCGGACGTGGTGCGTTGGCTGCTCGCGGGAATCAGGAGTGGGCGGGAGCGTTTGGCAGGCGAATGACCTCGCGCACGATCACGCTCACGCTCGCGGTCCGGCTCGGCGCCGGCGATCCGCCGGCACTGCCAGATAAGCTGCTGGCGGAGCTACGGCACTACCTCGAGGGCGAGCTGGCCCGGCATTTGCGGCCTGGCGAGCTGGTGATCGGCTTCGGACCGCTGGGACGGCGGTACGGCGGAACAGGCGCGGGCGCGCGAGTGTGATGAGGGACGGGCATGGTGGCCGAAACAGTGATTACGCTCTGGCAGCCGTTCGCGCTGCTGATGGTACTCGGACTCAAGCGGATCGAAACACGCTCCTGGATGACCGGCTTCCGCGGCCGGCTGTGGATCCACGCAGCCGGCAGCGAGCCACGCGATTGCAAAGCACTAATGCATGAGTCGCCCATACGTGAGCTGCTGGCCCAGCACGGCTACCACGGGCTGCATGAGCTGCCGCGCGGGGCGATCCTCGGGCGGGTGGAGTTGTATTTCGTCCAACGCATTGGGCCAGCGTTTCTGATGCCGGATCTGCGAGAATGTCTGCTGGGTGACTACCGCTGCGGGCGCTATGCCTGGTTCATGCGCGGCGCGCGCCGCCTGGCCGAACCGATCGCGCATACCGGCCAGCGGGGAATGTGGCACTGGACTCCGCCCGCGGGTCTGCAATGGGCACAGGAGGGTGATAGTGGCCAAACGTAAGACACAGCCCGGCGCGATCCCCGCGACGGTCGCGGGCCTCGAGATCCGCCGGATGCCGCTGAGCCAGTTGCAGCCCGGGCCGTACAATCCGCGCCGCAAGCTGCGCCCGGGCGAAGCCGCTTATGAGCGGCTGCGGCGCAGCATGCAAACATTCGGATATGTCGATCCGCTCATCTGGAATAAGCGTACCGGCCATCTGGTCGGCGGTCATCAGCGGCTCAACGTCCTGATCGATGAGGGTACGGTCAATGAGGTGGACGTCAGCGTAGTTGATCTGTCGCCCGCAGAGGAGAAGGTGCTCAACGTCGCGCTGAACGGCGTGCACGGCGAGTGGGACCAGCCGGCCCTAGCGGCGCTGCTGCTCGATCTACGGCGGGATCAGTCAATCGACGAGACGCTGACCGGTTTTGAAGCAACTGAGATCGACCTCCTCCTACAGAGCGCGCCGATCAAGCTGCGTGCGATATCGGTGCGGCCGCCGCCGGTGATGACCTGGGTATTGATCGGCATCCCCACCGTGCGGTATGGCGAGATCGCCGAGCAGATCGACAAGATCGCCGAGGTGCCCGGCATATTGTGCGAGCTGACTGCCAACAGCTCGGAGGTTAGAAGCCAGTCGTGACCCGGTGGTGCCATGACCAGCGGTAGTGGAGTAAAGACAGACAATAGCGCATTGCCGTCCAAGCTCGCATTGCGGCGGCATTTTTTGCGCGCGTACCACGCCGGCACGCGCCCATTGGTGTTTGATGCCTGCGCGGGCTCTAGTGTTGTCTGGCGTACTCTTGCGCAAGAGTTCGATGTGCAATACTGGGGCGTTGACGTAAAGCCGCGGCGTGGTCGGCTCAGAATCGACAGCGTCCGCATCTTGCAGCAACCGGGCTGGACGTTTGACGTCATCGACATCGACACATATGGCTCGCCCTGGGAGCATTGGGCGGCGATGCTGCCGCACGTCCGCAAGCCGACTACTGTGT